TAGTCTTTCAGGTAGTTGATCAGGCGTTCGGCCGCCATGTCCGCCCGCTCGTCGAAACTTTTCACCTTGTTGCTCTTCACCTCCAGCTTGAAATTCCCGTCCACTACCGAGAAACTTGCCTGTTCCTCACCGCGCCGTAACTGTCCGTAGTCACGCATGACGTTGCGGAACGCCCCGCTTTCGGCTTCCAGCCACTCACGGAAGCCCGCCACGTTGTTCACGACAGGCATCAGTTTGCTTTCCACATCGAAAGCGAACTGGTGGCGTAATGTCTCGTACGCTTCACGGCGGTTGATGCTGTCCTCCTTTTCCTGCTTTTTCAGCGCGTGCAGCAGTTCCGCCCTCTCTTCTTTTGATAAATTGTTGATGTCCATAATAATTGTTTTTTTAATGGTTTATAAATGGTTTTTAAATTCCTTTCAGATGATATACCTCTTTCGCTTCCTTTTCCAGTCTTTCCTGTTCTATGTAAAGGGCACTGCGGCGGTCTACCAGGCGCGCGTATTCGTCGCGGGTGAAACCTCCGGGATTGTACAGTTTCTCGTTTATCCCGTCCAGTTCGCGGGGGATGCGGTCAAGACGGTCGAGTATCTTGTCGATGCGGTTGATGCGCATCTGCTCCGCGCTTTCGTTGTTGGAGAAAAATTTCTTTTCTTTCATTGGTCCCGTGTCTTTAATATTTGCTCAAGCCGCCGGATGACCGCTTGCAGTTCCTCACTGTCAAGTTTGTAAAGGGGTTTTCCGGCTATCCGTTTGTCACAGAGGCAGGCATTCACGCTGTCCCAGTCGGTGGTGTCTATCCCCAGTTTTTGCAGACGTACCAGCACTCCGGAGCGTTGACGTTTGATTCCCCTTTCCCCGACGGACAGGTCACGGTTCTCGTGGGCCGCTCCCTGAATGTATCCTGAGAGGTATTGCCCTTCGCTGTATGTCAGGTCGCGGGTGCTGTCGGTGCGGCCTTTCGTCAGGTCGAGAATCATGCCGCGGCGTGTCTCCTCGTCCAGACCGTAGCGGGCGTACAGCCCGTGCAGGTGACCTATCAGACCGGTGCTAATCGGCCTCCTGATGCTCTTCTTCTGTCCCATTGATTTCTATGTTTTTTAGATGATATTCCTGATATCCTTTTGCCCAGATGATAAAAAATCCGCGTGGCCCTCCTTTGCCACGGCCTACGAACGTGGCCTTGAATCCTTGTACATAGATACGTTTGAAGCTGTCACGCTTTACCCGGTAGGCGGCTTGTCCCTCCACCTCTTTCCCGTCCACATGGGAGATGAAGATGAACACTTTTCTGGGGTATTTCTTGCGCAGGCTGATTATCTCGTCCGCTTTCACTCCGCACTGGTCTGTAAAATACTGCACGGAGTCGATGATAATCACGTCCGCGCTCCGTTGCTTGCCCAGATATTCGTCCAGATCCTCAAACGTGGTATCGTCCGAGAAGATGATCCGGTTGATGTCGCTCCGCATCCCCACGTCACGGACGGATTCAAGGAAATCCGTAGATCCTCCCATCTCCAGCGTGAGGTAGAGCACGCGCATTCCCATTTCATCCAGCTTCCGGGCCAGTTGCAGGGCAAAAGAGCTTTTTCCCTGCCCGGACTTCCCGTAGATAATCCAGCAGCCGGATTTCTCCGGACGGCCGAATGCCTGATACCACTCTCCGTCGAAGTCGATATATTCGTGGCGGATGTCCTCTAGGTTTTTCAAGCTCCATACTCTCATGCCAGTTCGCCGCGCTCTATCTGTTCACGAATCAGTTCCGCCTCGATCATGCCGCTCAATTCGCGCAGGTCATCGACAAAGTCGTAGGACTTGCCGCTGCCTTCCACCGGTTCCTTCCGCCGTTTGTCCAGCTTTCCCCAGATATATTGTCCGGTCTCCCTGGAACTGATACCGTTAGCGGCACAAATGGCCAGTACGTCTTTTTTTGTGGCTCCCAGCAGGGAGATGTAGTTACGGCTGAAACGTCCGTCCAGTTCGTCGTATCCCTCGATACGCCCGACGTAGCGTTTGATGTTCCTTTCCAACGTTTCCGTACCGGCCACCAGGGCTCCCATACGGTGGAGCGTGTCGTCATATATGGGGATCAGCGTACAGAGGGCGCTGTGTGTCAGTTTTCCGGCATCGTCAAGTATGAGGATGGGCTTTTTGTCCGCCATGCGGTTAAAATGGGAGACGATAACGTCTGTCAGGTCGTCATTGTCCATATAGCGGGTGACTTCCTCTCCCAGACAAACGGCAAGGCGGGTGAGAAACTTGCGGGCCGTCCATTTCCGGCATTTCAGATAGACCACCGAATTGTCCGTGCTGATGTTGTACAGGTCGATCAGCGATTGTGTCTTTCCGCTTCCGCTGCGTGACGAGATGCAAATCCAACGGCTGTTCTTTCGGGCGGCTATGAAAGCGGTGCGTATCTGCCTGTAACTTGTCACGCTTTCCACCACGTTCCATGCGTTCTCGTAGTAATTGAGCCCGGAGGCTATCTTCCCGGCAATGGCGTTCTCCTTAGCCCCGTATTTTCCCGAACGGAACTGTGACATCGCCGTATCTGATATTCCGCATTTACGGGCCAGTTCGGCGGCGGACGATCCGCGCTGTACCAGCTTCTCAATGTATGCTTTCAAACTCTGTGTATCCATAATCTATCGTTTTTAAATGTACTTTAAATCATCTTGAAAAATTCATGTCCAACGGGTTGTAGTCGTAGTCTTCATCATCCCCCGTGAGAGTGTCCGGTCTGGAAACGTGCTCCGTCACGTCTTCATACTCAACGTCTACCGCCGTGTTGTCACGTGCCTTGCTGCGTTCGTCCTTATGCTGGCCGCGACTGTCGGTAATCAGGTGGATGTCCAGCAGTGAATTTCCGAGAAGTCCGGGCACTTGCTGATACAGGTGCCCGATATGTTGGTCTACATCGTGCCCCTTTTCCTGTATGTGGGCTGTCAACTCCCGGTTGAAGGTATCCACCCGTGCCCGGTACTCGAAGTGTTCCGGCTTCTGGTCGGCCAGCGCCATCGGAACTTTTATTTCCTGTTGGAGCAGATACCGAAGCGTGCCTGTCTCTTTTTCCACACGCCCCGATTTCAGGCGTTTGGCGTTGGAGATGAGCACCTGGCTCATATCATCGGGATCGAACCGGACTATCCAGTCTTCATTATAATAATTACGCAAGGAAAGGTCGAAGCTGTCGAAACAGAGGCGTTTCCCCATAAATTCGATATATAATCCGGAGCCGGTCAGCTTGTTGGTGCGTCCGGTGGTTTCTCCCATCAAAAGGAGATATTCTTCCGTACCGAAAGGTATTTTTCGGGCTTCCTCCATATGATTCCATGCTTCCCGGTAATCATCTATCTTTTTTGCACGTTCCGTCTCTATCATGGCTTCTATCTGGCCTATTACGGTGGCTTCGTCCGGAACGAGACTGCGGTTGTAATTGATAATTTCCAGATTGGGCTGGTTGGCTGTGTCCGCGGTGATCCCAAAGCCGGACCAGTTGGCCTGCAACTGGCAGAAGTCACGGTTCAATGACAGGAAATAAGGCTCTATAATTTTGGATTTGGCATTTCCGAGTGCGGCCGGGGTATAATACTTTGTCATTGCCTGATAAAAAGGAACCATCACTTTCTTCTGGTAATTGTCACTTTGCAACTGCAACGGCTTGTAACGGGTTCCGAACAACTCGCGTGTATGGTTTACCGCATTACGCAAAGCCTCGCGGATCAGGGCCGGAGACTCATGGTCACCGATAGCATATCCGATCGGGTATTTCTTGCAGGCGTCCAATACGATGACAGCCGTCTTGCGGTTGGTATAGGTTGTCTTCATATACAGTTTTCCGTCTTTTTCCTTTGTCTTTATCTTTTTCTGATAAAGCAGTTCCACCGTCCAACCGTCCAGCGTCCAATAGGTTAATGCCTGTTCCGGTGCGGAACGGTGTATCTGTTTCATGCGGGTATTCCGGAGTGTGGCGACACCTTTGCAGCCCGGCATAGTGGTAAGATCCATTTTCTTACGGTAATTGTCCACCGTAGTGGGGCTGTTTACCGGTTCCCAACTCATCAGGTCGGCCACTTTATTGTATTCGTTCATGATCTGCACGCTGTTCAGATTGTTGTGATGACTGATCAGTTTGTGCATCACAGCCTGCTGTTCATTGTTCAGCACCTTGACGGCGTGCTTGTTCCCGTATGCCTTGTGGATGACGCTCCGGAATCCCTCCTCCTCGCTGACAGCGCGTGCCTGTTCGTACTGCTCGCACTTACGCTTGAGTGATTTCCAGTTTTGCGGAAGCTTGTGGGGGAAGATGGCACGCCCGTTCGGATCTTTCAATGGCAGAAGGTCATTGCTCAACTGGCAAAGGCGCTCCCAGATGTTGATACGGATGTTCCCGCCACCGAACGCCCATTGCTTGCGGGTATCCCGTAGCTTTAACAGAGCGTCCATGATGCGGACGTTCAACGTGTATTCATCCACCTTTTCCGGCGGGAGCTTGCGGTCGTTGTCATAACGGTATTTCACACTAAAATACTCATAGGCGGCATTCCCGTAAACGATAGCTGTCTCCAATGCGGATTTCTGCGTCTTGGCAGCGATCGCGGCACGGGGATCACCATATACCTGGATGTACTTTTGTTTAATGTCCGGTCTCATGGTTTCAAAATCTACTAAGGCGGAAGAACCGGGAGTGCTGCGACGAAGAACTAGGAGTTGTTTATTAGCTTTCATCCTATCGTAATTAGAACGGCTTATAAATCCTGTCTCACTACCCACTTTTCGTTGAATATTGAGGGATATCAGCTCATTCGCAAATATACATACCCGATTATTATAAATTTCAGCCATTATATTTATACTGTTAACTTTGGTGCAAGCCCCGGCACCGCCCCGGAGTTGAAGCTGCTTCCCGTCCTTTTACCTCATACCGATTGAAAACCTGTCCTAACACTTAATAAACTAAACATGACAAATTCAATCTGAAACCCATGAGACAACTGTTATCCTGAAAACGGGGAAGTTCTCTACTTGCCTTTTACTTAAATATTCTCGTTGAGCATATCAAGCAGTTCCTGCGCGCGCCTGAACGCATAATCCTCATCTGGTTCGCTAAACTCTTTGACAGTCATCCATCCGATGGACGTTTTCATCTGCACGAAAAACACGGCATAAGGGTACATTATCAATTCATCCCCGATGATCCGTGTCATATTTCTGGATACCCGTTTGATTCTGAACTTTCTCATCGCGCACCGTCCTTTCCACCGTTTACCTCACGTTCTACGATGACCAGCACAGAGAAGCAGGCGATCACGAACGCCGCCCATATGTTGGAAGCGGACACCTCAATACCATCCACCAATGATACGGCGGTAATTATTCCCGCGCCTATCATCACATTCTGAATCATTCTGATTGTTTTCATATTTTTACCTCCGATAAAGTTCTAATTATCTCTTTCTTTGTCATGTCCGCAGAGTCATTTGTTAGCATTGTATCAAGTTCTTGTGCTGTTACCATGTCAGCCGAAACGACACAGTCACCTTCCTCTACATTATCAATAAAGAATGTGACTTTTTGATTGATTGATGTTATTGACGCATCATAATGATACAGGAGCTCACTCAATTCTTTGATGAATTTCTTTTCTTTATATGTCAAGTTTCTTTTCATACGCTATGTTTTTATTGTTTTTAAGTCCGTTTTAAAAAGTCTGTCCCTATTCATCCCGAACCGGGATAGTCTTGCTACATTTGTAGCTGAAACCAAAATTTATATAATCATGAATACTAAAGTAAAATTCACTGTATCTTTTAAACTGACCAATAGTGAGAAAGAAGTGCTTCCGGCAATGGCTCAACCCTTTGAGGCAACACTCGAACGTTACCTGTTATCGTATAGTGTTCACTTCGAACATCCCCACCGAAATACAAAGTCAGGGTCTCTGTTTGCAGTGTACACGATAGAAACCGAGATTCATGCGGTAGCGGCTGCGTTCTATCTGGGTAAGCTGATTGAAGGTGAAGCCGGTATTCTTCAGCTTTTTGACGAAGGAGTTGAATCCTTTTCATTCTCGGTAGAGTGACGGTATTGCCGGTGAATACCGGCATTTCCTTCTGACAAGTTGATTTCATCATGATACGTACCGATTTAAATCGTTGTTAATAATGAGTTTTATATTTGCTAGTTTTATTATTACTCCTCCCAATCTATCATCAGCTGCTCATACACCGGAACCGCTTTCGGATAAACCACGCCTGATTGCTTATTCTGTCTGGCAAGTTCCGTAATTGCCCGCGCCACCCGCTCGCTCATCGATGTACCCGCATACACCTTCCGAACATGGCTTAAGGTAATGGCTAATGCACAGGCAACGGTAGTCAGTTCCTTCTGGCTGACATAGGGGGAGACATGCTCCTTCCACTTGTCGAAGTAAGGGCGGTACTTCGGAAGGGGAAGACGGTTGGATGTAGGGCGGGATGCGGAAGAGTACGAACCTGTACGGCGAATGGAAGGGAGAACCACGCTAGTTACCCATTTGCGGAAAGCTTTTGCTTCGGGTTTACGTGATTGGAAAACCAGATGATACATACCCGATTCGTTCACCACTGTAACTTGCTGACTACCACCGGGGGTGTCCATATTAGTGGACATCCTTTCATCACTATCCAGACAGGATATCGCATCACGGTATTTTATGATACCTGCCGCAATACATACATCCTTACCCATAAACCAAGGCTCTCCTCCAATTATTTTGATTCTGATATTGGTACACGATTCTTCGTTGAAAAAAACTTGTAAGCCCGTAGACTGTTGATTGATTTTTGTTTTCATACATGATGATATTAAAGTGTTATTCCCTTTTCATAAGGATTCTCTTTCTCCTCAAACAGTTTCCCGCCATGGTTCAATGCCCATGAGCGGATTAACATAGCCAATGCACTGTTAGTCTCAAACTTTAATGCCGCATACACGGTCACAGTAGACACTCCTTTGATTTCCGCAATCTCCTTGACCTTGTCCTTTTCTAACTTGATGTACTTCTCTTTTTTAGCCATATACTTGAATTATTAAGTTACTATTTCTATCTTTGGAGCTATCTTAATTCTTTAAGATGGTACAAAGCTATACATTTTGTAGATATAATCAAAATAAAAAGCTAATAAAATCTACATTTTGTAGACAATTTATATATTATATGGATAAAAAAAGTATGTTAGAGGCAATGATTAACCACTATACGAGTGGGAACAAAGCCAAATTTGCCAATCTTTTAGGTGTGTCTGCACAAACTATTAGTGCGTGGGGGACAAGAAATACATTTGATGCCGAACTTATATATACAAAATGTAGAGAAGTGTCGGCTGATTGGCTTCTCACTGGTGAAGGTTCCATGCTTCGTATAGAAGAAACATCACCAACAGAGTTGCTCCCGAGTATTAATCAAGAGTATAAAGGAGCTCCCTATTATAATGTAGACTTTATAGGCGGTTTTGATTTAACCTTCAACGATCAAACCCAGAATCCTGATTATTACATTAACTACTATCCATATAACAAGGAAGGGGTAGTGTGGTGTAACGTCACAGGTCATTCTATGGAACCTAAAATAAACCATGGCGATGTGATAGCTTTGAAGAACTGTACTTTGAATGATGTGCAATATGGTGAAATATACGCAGTTGTATTAGATACCATTCGTACAGTTAAGATACTTCGTAAATCTCAAGATCCAGCCAAATTGCGTTTTGTACCTATTAATACGAATGACTTTGATGAACAGGAATTTGAAAAAAAACGTATCGTAAAACTATATGAAGTACTTGGTAGTATTAGCAAATTCTTTTAACAATGCTCCCGGCCCTATTACCGGGAGCTAAACCAACATCTTTTGTTCCCCGTACGCAGGAACTTCTCCGCTCTCATTAATATTTGAGGTGCAAACCGGAATCGAACCGGTATTATATAATTCATCTATTGTATAATTTATGCTACCCAACTGCATAATCGCACCAAAAAGTATACTTAAATCGTAACTTTTACGCAAATATACATAATAAAACAATATAAACAGCTGTATATCAACATATTATTATCTATATAAGTACCTACAAATATGTAATAGAGGGTAAAACTCGATGTAAATTTATGGAATATAGGTGCAAACTCAAATAGATATACCTCCGAAAAAGTAGGTGTGTTATAGGTCTATTATTCACATTTTGTTTTATGGAAAGTAGGTGTGTTGTAGGTCTGTTAGTGTGGAGAATGTATATTTTAACACAATATTAACACTTTAAATCAGCCGAGTTTACCACCTTTACAGCAATCTTTGATGTGCCTTATCGGCATATATATTATTGCTATTTATAGCCTTTTTCTAATATATATACTTCCATATAATAAGCATTTGGTATTTTTGTGCAAATGAAATTTCTAAATAGTAAAGCTATGTCAAAAGTAATACATGTCCATCTCATATTCGAGAAGATTGATCGTTATTTTGGCTCCATATCTGCAATATATGGAACTTTTAGTGCTGATCAAATAGGTATTCAGCAGAGTACCTTGCAGCACAAAGGTCTCACTGATGGAGGCTCAGTCATCACCAAAAGAGCTATTATCAAACAGGCTCAAATCATCAGATGTAGGCAGAAATAGCGATATTCAGCCCTCTCTGGCACTTTCATTCAGAACACGATAAAGGCTGCATACTCTGTAAAAATCAGCGTACACAGCCTTTTATTTCTCTCAAGCATGAAGCAACTTATCTCGGTTTATTCCAACATTCTTTAGATGCACATTAATCGCATTTCAAAAATTCCATCTCCAATGGAAGCAACATGGAATTAACCCTACCCAAAATAGAACGAACGGAACATTTCGTTTTCACTCCTTACATGAAGCTTATTACCTCTAAAACCCCGATGCAATGGGCATTTCACATCGTTATCCTTATATTGTTCTCATGCCACAATTTGTTTTGAGCCCCATAATTCGATATTTTTAGTAAACTATTT